TTCAAACGGCGCCACAAGGACAATTTGGTCTTACCAACACTTGCCCCAACCACCATAGTGGTTTAACAAATTCACTGAAAATTTGAAGTCTTGTCAGTTTCATTGATCATTCGCCATGGTGCAAATTTTTGCAGAGCACCTAACCCAGGCAGAGGACACCCATTCCGATTCATGACTTTCTGATACGACGGGAATTCAGTCATCTCTTCTGGCGTCAGTTCATAGATTGAAATCTTCCTCTCAATGTCAGGATCGGGAGTGATGACATCGTGAGTCTTCACATCCCACAAGTTTGTTGAATGATAAATGTGGGCAGCAGCATTGTAGACATCAGGATTTGTACCAGCAGTATAAGAGATGCATATTGCGCGCTGGCGCATCAAGTCTGGAGTCAGCGAGCGAGTAGCAGAAACAACGAGTTTTGGAATCACATGGTCCGCATGCCTGAAGAACACAATTTCAAGACCATGGGTCTTACAAATTCGAGGATGAAACTGATACTTTAAAAAAGACGGAGCTGTGCGATCAGGCCCAATACCACGATTGTTGTCATATACGAAGATTTTCGAACATAAGTTGATGTTTCCTTTTTTTATAACCATGTTGAAGTATTTCAGCATCAATGTCTGATACTTGACAACATCGAATTCTTTGAAAATTCGCCTGCGAAGAGCATCAAATGTGTCATCACCGAATAACTTGAACCGGACGTGACCAGCTGACACAGCGGCAAATATGTCGACGTGGGGATACATCATCGAAATGACAAACAATTGCATGGTCAAGTTCACCAGCGAATTCATATAAGATGTACCATAGTGCCCCGAGTTCATTGTGCCCAAGATTCCCCACCATTCTTTCCCTCCAGGATCCGACATAATCTTCACCTTGAGTGTCTCGATCAAACGCGCAAGGAAGATTTTAAATATTCGACGAATGTTGGGTTCTGCATCCAATGGAAACGTTGGGCCAGCGCTGGCTCCACTCAGATCGAAATACGCTGCAAGGTGACGAAACTGCTCACTCAATATGAATCCCCTCATATGCAGATCGTATTTGGAGAAATCGAGTTCAAGCACGAACCATTCCAGGAGGATGTCACCCTCAAGTTTCAACACTCCCTTCAGGTCCTTGATTTCAGCAAATCGGTCCATCGGTATGGAAAACATTTCCGACACCATCAACGTTGCAGAACCACCATGGAATCGAATTCCAAGAGCAATCGGGATATTTCGATCACATGTTCCCATTCCGCACATGTTGCTAAACTGACGCAACACGGCTTTCCACGACGCGAATTGGTCGATGAGTGTGGGTGTAAATAGCCTTTCCTTTGGACGTTTGACGAATGTGTCTGTGACTGGGATCAGAGATTTTGTCTGCCTCACATCTTGTCGCTCGGGAGCAATCGATTCAAC